ACTACTTCACGTCCGCACTTAATAAGTTTACCGTACGGTGTAGGACAATTAAATGCCTTGGTCATAAATGTTGGAAAACTTATATTACATTCATCTGCTAAATTCTCGTACAGTGCAATTGCAATATCGGTGTTCCATTCCTGTTCGCCAGCTTCAACAGCTTCGCGTATAACAGGCCATGCTGTAAAATAGGCCGAGTCAGTATCTCCGTATATAATGCAACGACCGACGTGGTCGTAATCGCCGGTTAGACATTGGTTGACGTGTGCATCCATGTGTTGCGCAATGGCGCGGCCAGTAAGTGTTGTGGACTGTCCTATTCGTTTGTCAAAGAACCGACAATGTTGATTTAGGATAGCACCGTAAAGTGAGTTAAGGTTAATCTTTTTAACAAGCTGTCTCTTGTCCCAGTACGCAATATCAACTTCGTTGCCTGCTTCAATTGCCTGCTTCAATTTGGCTTGCATGTCCTGCCGCTCGGCGTACCAACGTTTAAGTAATCCAGGAATAATACCCGGGGTCTGTAAACTAAAGATAGTCCCGTTAGCAGTTACTACCCAAGGCTGACCACTGTTAAAGATTAAGTCGTGTGCGGCTTTAGCTGACAATGTCGAGTCGCCCGCCATCTTAGCAAACGTAGACAACTCGTCGGATGTCTTGTCTTCCCAATCAATTGTGACCATAACATCGTCACGCCTGTCCATAACTGCTGTGTATTCAAGCGAACCAAACAAGCCTTCCCATGCGGCGGCAAACGAACATCCTTTCTTATTTCGTGTCTTACCTTTTGCATTGGTTACCATCTTGTCAGCCATCATATCAGCAATGTACTTGTCTGTTTCAATTGGCCGTAACTGGCCAACAATAGTTTCTGGCGCCATGTTACATGCTTGAATAGCGGAGGGATACAGGCTGTTAATATCTACAGACCCAACCCACTTATGCAAACCTTTCTTTGGATATGCAACATAAGCACCAGCGGCCTGTGTGTTCTCATCATCGCGGTAGCGAATCTTATCCGGAACAACAAAGCCTTGCTCGTGTGCCTCATTAATGATTGCTTGCTCAGTAACTGCAACCGCCCCCATTGTCCTAGGAATTAGAACAGTATTTTCGTGTGCAACTGAATTGGCAAGGTCAATGAACTTCAATTTTTGATCTAGCTTATGCAATAGCATTGTATCTTGAATGTTGTATTCGATAAACTTGCGGAAGTCTTGATTGTATAACTTATCCAATGACCCTTCGTACGCCACCTTTCTTTCGTTAAGCTCATACTCGCCAATTGCATCTAAGCTGTAGCTGTGCATTTCGTGATATGTGTATTTCTGGTACAACTGCATATAATCTAAATGAATACGTCCAATTAAATCATACGTAATACTTTCAGCACCGTACCTCACAAATGTACGTTTCTTAGGAAGTTTATCCCACAAACAGAAACGTCTTGTATCGTTCTTAGATAGCATACGAGTAATACGATTAACCATGTACGGGATATCATAACCCTCGCTGTTCCATCCACTAAGCACATCGGCATCATCAATAATGTCAAGAAAATCTTTAAGCATTTCTCTTTCATCTGTGTACAGAATTACATTTTCAAAGTGCGAACAGATTTCCTGCGCTTCTTGAGGAGACATGTGCATTGGAGCAACGACTTGAGTAAGCCGTGTATCGTTCCAATTTAAGTACGTTGAAATTGCCGTAACTTTATTAAAGGGGTCGTGGACCGGGCTGAAGCCCTTTACCTTATCAAAGTCAACTTCAATATCAAAGAACGCGGTATGCAATTGCGGAAACTCTGCGCCCTTGTAGTTGTGTTCGAGACACCTTGCGATGGGTTGAAAGTCGCTCTCGTAGAGAGTTGTTCCGGCATGCATTCGCTTTTCTTTTTGGTACTCAGCTATTGAATTGGTTGTAAATTTATTACAAGATTTATTATATACTGTCCGATGTTTGCCCCTCGGGTCATCATAATAAAATGAATATTCTGCTGGGTAATCAACATATATACGTTTACCGTTCGCTCGCTCAACAACTTGGATAATATTTTTATCCTTGTTGTATAGCGCATCGACGAAGCTCAATGGAGAGCTCCATTGCTGGTTGAAAATTTCATATTGGAATCCTTCCCACTTGTGGCTGGGTTGCCGTGTCTACACTACCTAGGTAGCTGGTCTATCTGTATTTATCTAGCCACCTGGGTAGCTTTACATCTTCACAGATTATACGTTTAGCCGGAGGTGGTGGTGCAATAGGACGCTGTGAAGATTTTTGTTTCTTCCCAGCCCCGTTACCGCCTTTCCACTTACCTTCGGTTAACGCTGACATTACTCAGTGCGGCCAACAGTTTCTAGAATATTTTCGAGCAACTCGTAATCATCTGTAGCTTTAGTAAACGTAGACTTGTATGCTGTTTTGATTGCACGTTTTAGTACAGCTGGCTTGATGCCCATTTCTTCTGCTATTGCTTTTACTGTATCAGCAAGGCCGCCACTAAGTACTTCAACTTCTGATAATACTGACATACCTTCTGTCATGAGGTGTTTCAGTTTTGCTTTTTCTTCTGGGTTAAAAATTTTGTTATCTGACATTGTTATTATTCTCCTTTGTGCCGTTATTATAGTATACTACAGCGGAAAGGTCAAGGCATTAGGCAAAAAAATAGACCCGCATAGGGCCTATTTAATATAGTTCGAGTAAATGAAATTTACAAATTAAATACTTGTTCCGGTGATGGGATTAATGCAATTCTGCGCTTACTAGCTGCATTGGCAACTTTTTGTAAATGCCGTCTTAATTTCTTACGCTGTTCCTTGTCGAGATTTTTCATCTTGCTGAGTAACATAACCCAGGCCTTGTTTAATTTTTGTTTTTCCTGCTTTGATGAGTCTTGTTGCCCAGCTATTCTTTGACGGTTATCATCAATGTTAACACCTTTCACGTTTGCAAAATCCGGTTGTGCTTGGAAGTCAATACCGTTGTCGTATTCAGCTTCTTCTAATCCTTCTTCTGTTCCAAACCGTTGTTTTAAATTTGCTGTTATTTCTGTATGCAATTTATCCCAGTTTTCTTCAGACATTCCAGTTATATCAGTATTCCATCCGTGGAAGATTCCTTTGTTTGGATTAACGTTACCATAATTAATACGTTTAAAGAAGCCCCCAACTACACGATGTGCCATGCGTCTTAGTTCATTTATTTCATCGTAGGTAAACCCTTGACGCTTTAATTTACTGAAACCGCTTCGTGTACTGCCTGTTAGAATGTCCTCAAACTCTTGCCAGTTCCCTGAAACAAAATTCCAGATACTTCTCAGCGGTTGACGTTTTTGATTCTTTGCAAACATTGCATCTACACCCTTAGTAATCTTATCGCCATCAAAAGAATCTGGACGATTATATTCATTTAGGACTTTAACCATCCCTTCGCATAGTTTAATCGATGCTCTTAGTGTTTTGGTTTCGGTTACTGATTGCTTGTTGTATAGTTCGAATAATTTCATAATAGTATTTACCTTAAATTTGGTTTAGCTTTTTGGAATTACGGATAATGGATTCCATTTCGTGATTAGTATAACTTTCTGCCCATTCGTTAGCATCGTTGTAGCCATTTTCTTTAGCTAGTGCATCAATTGCTTCCATATCCATTTCTAAATTTGTCATTAAGTAATCGATTGGGTCGCCGCCGCCCGCTGCAATGTCGCCAAACATTCCTTGTGCTTGTTCTTTCTGTCCGGGATTGAGCTCAGACCTAAATGCATCAACTATATCATATCCATCGTCGTCGTCATCATCGTCGTCAAACTTGCCAGTCATCCAAGATTGCAAATCATCTATATCGTTTACACTTGGCTGCGGATTTTGTTTCTCTCGGTACTGGCCATCTTCGCCTTTTTCAACTTCGTCTGGCTTATAAACATAACCGGTTTCGTCATCAATAATATCCTCACCGTCTTGCACAATAGCTTCTCTGACTTGTCCTTTCACTTCCCAGCCACATTTTTTGCATCGTTTAACTGGTGTGGTGGCTCGGTAACCTTGTTCTAGTTCGCCACCACAGTCCGGGCACGAGGTAGTGGTGTCGTATTTAGATTTGCGATGTGTGGACTTGCCTTCCGAAGCTTCGCCTAAGTTCATTTCTATTTCCCAACCATCACGTTGGAAATCAATATATTGCTTTGCACGTTTAACTGTACCGTCTTGGAAGATTGCGAATCGAACATTGCCGTTCTGTGCTAGCATAGCTGTCTCGTCGCCTTTCTGTAATATAGCTTTATCGTATACCTTGCCGCCAGCTGCCTGCAAACGCATAAGAACTTGTGTCACTGCTTCGCTGTGTCCAGCTTCGGCTTCGTTAACGCTTTCGCTCGATAAGTCCTTTTGGAACTTACGTACTGAGCTACCTTTCTTCTTACGGTCCGCAACACCCTGATTAGACGTTTTAATAAACTTCCGAAGATCGCTCAATGCTCTGCGCATATCCTGCATACGAGAACCAAATTGATGTACATCCTTTGACTCTTTTACACGGTTAATTCGTTTACGTAACAGCTCAACGCGGCGGCTTGAAGCTTTTATGGATGCTGGATGAACTGATTTAAGTTTCTGTATCATGCCATCTATCCACTCATTAACTGTAGCATCGTCCATTTGTGCTACAAAGTCGTTGTACTGCTGTTCCAGCTCGGCTGTGCGGCGAGCATCTTTACGGTCAGTCCCAATTACAGGTAGACTGTCAAGTACTTTGCCAGTAGCATTCCATAAAAAACTAAATACGTCTTGTACTACGCCCTCATCTAATTGTTCTTCGTTCACTGATTTAATTGGTTTAACTACATAACCCATTTTGTAATACCCTTTCTCGCCCTTTGTTAATTGTTTACGCATTCGCTTGGCATATTCCTGTGCGTCTGGTTTGTTGTCAAATGTTTTGTAAGGTTTAGGACTTGCTCTGCCAATGCTGCCGCCTGTTGGATACACGCCGAACTGTTGTCCTTCTGCTTCGTCCATGTACTTGCTAAAGTCTCGTTCGCCGCGCTTTCTTAAATTGCGCTTAATTAATTTCTGTTGTAATCCGTGTGGTGAGTGTGCATAGCGATCCGAGTCCATGCCTGTATGGAAATCACTTAAATCTTTAAGTGTATCTGTATCGTAATTTTGATGCTTGTCTACCATTTTCCCTGGTGTTGAATAATTCTTATCCCAACCTTGTGCTCCGCGCTTAAGACTTTTCAATCCTTTCTTAACTGCTTTAGTTACAGCACCTTGCTTCTTAGTAAGGGGTGATAACTGACGAAGATTCATTTCGTCTTGGACCATTTGGTGTTGTATCTTAGCAAGTTTTGACCCGAACTTTCCAGGGTTACTTCCTGCCCATTTTTGTAAAACCTTGTCCGACAACCCTTTAACTTGTGTCTGTAGTTCGTTGCGTGAACGAGTGTCGCCCATGCCAAAAGATTTTTCGACTGGAGCATCCTGGTCAGCAACATCATCGCTGGCCTCGCCTAACATTGTAATTGGTTCCACTACACCGGCTTTGTTTCTTTGACCCATATAGCCTGTAAATTCTGTTTTAGTTGCTAGTGGAAAGTACTGTTCGCTATCGTCTGTTTCGACGGGAGTTTCATTTGACAACCAGTGATACGCACCCTCTGGGGTTTGCCCTACGTGTGTTGCCCAGACTGGTGCCTGACTAGATTTCGGCGCGCCAGTTGTAGTCTTTACGCCCATCTTGCGGCCGATTGTATCAACCGCACCTTCTTCAAACATTTCATATAATTTCATTATTTACTTTCCATTGGTGCTTCGTATTGTTGTATAAGATCAGCTACACCTCGGACCACATCATGTGGATCTTCGGCATCATTTAATAATAGTTTAAGATCTTCTATAAGTTCATCACCCCAGGACAACTCTTCACCATCATAGTATCTCGGTTCTTCAGCAAGATTAAACTTACCGTTGTCGCCCTTGTTTAATGCTTTTGCAGTTTTCTCATCGTGCAACTCTTTCTTAAAACGTGTTGCCATGTCATCTTCTGTTTCGTCCATTGAACGAAAGATTTCTGAGAATGACTGCTTCTTATGCACATCCGAACCTGGTTTCCTTTTTGCTATAGTGTCTTCGTTTGTGTCTGCTTCGTTAACTGTAGTGTTCTTTAGCTTACCTTTGTATGTCTTTCCTGCTGAGTTTTTAATAAAAACAAAACCGTCTTTAACTTTAGTAACTTCGCCTTCGATGCCCGAACCGCCTGGTGTGTGGTGACCAATGTGTA